AATACCGGCAATTCCAGCATTTCTTTCGGACTTTGCAGGGCTTCGATTTGCCCCTGCCCTTAATAAGTTTCAGCAACCTTTTCATAACTCGATCCTTTCATTTATCGGGAACACCCAACAATCTAGCTGCTGTTCCAATTTGCGTATTTGGTCATTGATGGTTCTACGATGTTGCTCTCTTTCGCTAATCACCCTCGATATTGCAACTTCATAGTTAGTCTTATCTACAAAATGGGCTATTTTCTGTAACAAATCTTTTTTCGGCGATTTTGTCCCTTGACGTGGAACTGCTGCCACCGAATATCCCGTCTGCAATTCAATCGCAATAATGGCTTTCTCGGATTGACCTTCCCAATAGATCCCGAATTGTAGGCCTTTGTACTCGTATATTTCCGCTTCTACTTCTACAGTGAACATATCACCTAATAGATCATCAATTGCAGCCCTTTTGATTTTGTGCTTTTTCATTGTGATACTCATTTTGGGGTTATTATTAGAACGGGCATTCATCTCCGTCGTCAGATGGCAGGTCGTCCCAATCGAATCGGGCCGCTTCTTCTGCCTCTCGTTGCTGTCTGATTATTTCTGCCTGTATGTGGTTGTCGTTGTCCCAAACGGGTTCCATACCCGCTGTATAGGGTGAATACCGACCGTTATTGATATTGTACTTGAAAAGCGCCGTGCCGACCTCTCCGAGGTGGCGGAACTTCACTTTCTGTACATGGATTTCTACTGTGTTTTCCATTCGATTTCGGTGTACGACGATACCGAAATCAGCCTTGTTGAAGAAGTTGGCAGATCCGCTGATGTCGTACAGGGTAGGGGCTTCGATGACACCGTCTTTGTTTTTGGGCTGCTTCGTCGGATGCGCCATTAGGATTATCATTACATCGTTGCGCTGGGCGAAGTTCGTGAGTTTGTCGAGCAGGGCGCTGACATACTGCGTTTCGTTCCGGCTGCCCTGTTCCGATTCGAGCCTGTTGTACGGGTCGATTACGAGCACCTTTATGCCGCGCCGCCGGACGAGGTACTTGGCCTTATCGAGGATATTGTCAACCTTAAAATTGTCGGGCGGGCTGATGAAGAAGAAATTTTGCTCAAGGTGCTCCTTGACCTGTTTATATGCCCCGAAAGTCAACGTATCGCGGCTGAACCGCTTGCCAGTGAACTTCTCTATCAGTTTCGAGGCATGATAGGCAAGAGGGGCATTTTCGGGGCTGAAATAGGCGAACCGCCAGCCGTACCGCATATTGAGCCGCTCGGCTATCTCGTCGATGAACTCCGACTTGCCCGAGCCCGGTATGCCGGTAACGACGCACAGCCGTTTCGTCTCGAACGAACACAGGCGATCGAAGTTGTCATGCCCTATGGTTACGCCTTTCTGCCAGCCGCGCTCAAACAGTGCGTCGAGCGACTGTTCAAAATCGCTTACTGTGAATACACCCTCAATTTTGATTTCCGGCGCGGCCGCGAGGCATTGCAGCAGACTCTCCCGCCCGTACTTCATTAGATGCTCGTTGGCGTCTTTGCAGCCGTCGCCGTACTCCAATATCCGGCAGCGTTCCGCCCCGAAGCGGCGGACCAGTTCATCACGGAGCAGCACCCCTTTCGTGTCTGTGTCAGAGGCGATGTAGATAACCTCCTTATCGTCGAAGTATTCCTCGATGAAGTCGTCGAGGTAATCGAGGTTTGCGTTTGCTCCGTTGGGTACGCTCACTACATCGTGCCGGCCGCATTCATAAAACGACAAAGCGTCCATTTCACCCTCCGTGATGATACACTCTCTTTCTCCCCGGATGGCGTCGATATTGTACGGAATAAGCTCTGCGCCGGAAACGAGTTTGAAACACTTGTCGCCCGTGCGGTACTTCGTGTTCACGAGTTCCCCCTTGCAATAGTAGTTGAATTGTACCGTATTTGCCGGCCCGTTCTTTTGGGGCATATACTCGCTACCCTCCGAGATTTTCAGCGCCAACAGCGTCGCCTCACTAATACCACGGCCGGCGAACCACGCTATTGCCTTATCCGACATCGGTGCGACGGGCTTTGGCACGGGCTTCTTGTACACAGGCTTTGCCCGGCGTATCGGGGCGGTATTATGCCACGGGCGCTGCTCTCGTTCCCAATCCTCCTTTTCAGCCGCGCAACCGCTGAACCCGCAGTAATGGCAGTTAAACTCGCCCGTCGAGAGATTTATCGATAGACTCTTGTCCCGCTTATTGTGACGTTGGTCACGGCATTGCGGGCAAAATACTTTCTTGTTGCCACTTCCCCCTCGATAGGGAACTTCAATGCCGTATTTCTGCCAATTGATTATCATAGCAGCACCCAATTTTGCGAGGTTTCATTCCATGCGTACCTTTCACTCGGTCGCGCCGGAGCGTTGTCAGGTATCGTAACACGCCCTGAACCGTATGTCCGACGGCCGGTTTCCGGCTCAATATATTCGCCTGCGCCGAGTTGGACGCCGGCCGATGTGCGCTGTGGTTGTGCGCCACGCCGGCCCCGATTGTTGTCGTAATTACCCTCTAAAACCTTGACCCAGTTTTTGGAGTTGGCCATGACCCAATCAAAGGTCGCCGTCCAACCGTTGTTGTTCGTGCCACAGAGGAAATCGGAGGCGGCAATTGTCTCGAACAGGCTCTCGGCGGTCGCCAGCCATACATCCCGGCCTTTGCCAAACTCCGATAGGCGAGCTTTGATCTTCTGTCGCCGGGCGTCATTGAGGGTTTGGACTTTTGGGAGCGCCGTGCAGCACTTATTCCACAGGTCGGCGATCGCTTGGTAGGGGTACTCTATCTTCTTTCCAGTCCCTTTCTGTTCTGTTCCATTCTCTTCCTTTCTATTCTCTTCGTTATTCGGTGTTATAACTGTGTTATTACTTTGTAACGAAGTGTTATTTGAAGCAGCATCCTTGACGCCCCAGCGAGCCGCCATACCGGCTTTTCCAGCTCGGCGTCGCTTGTCTTTTAGGTCGAGAACCGCCTGTAACCTGGCTTGGTGTGAGCGGCTGAATATACCCCGCCCGTCGTCCGCTCGCTGCAGTAGTTCAAGCGTGCAACAGTAGTCTACAATCTCCGTCAGCCGCTCGACCGTTATGTCAAAGTCAGCGGCGAGGAGCTCCTTTGTCAAGTCCGAAAACTCTATCACGAAACCCTCGCTGTCTGTCAGAACCTCCAACAGGTAATTCCATACGGCGTAGCCCTCCGCTCCGAACCGGCGGCGCAGGGCTTTTACCTTGATGTCGTTCCGCATATCGGCGTCGTGATAGTAGTAGTCGGCCGCTAATTTTATCGGTTTTCCCATATTCTATCCTGTTACATTGTTGCCAAAATGCTTTTCCGCAGTTTCTCGTTACGAGCGTTCCAATCGAATGTCCGTATCATCCACCGCCTATATTCAATCGGGATAAGCGCTAACCGCTCCCCCTTATACTTGCCGAAAGGCATAACCTCGATAGGCGCTGACGACTGCCGGTCGATTGCCTGTGTGTCCTCTCGGGTGTACTTCCCAATGTCGTGTATCGGTATGCCCGATAGCAGTCGACCGCCCGAACCGAACATACGCCATAACTTGCCCTGCTCGAAAGTGATGTCCTCGACACGCCCAAAGCGACTCACATTGCCGCCGAGATCGAGTATCAGCGCGTCAGCCTTGCCGGCGTCTATACGGGTAGCGCGTCCGACGATCTGATAGTACAGGGCTATAGAGGCCGTCGATATGCCGAATACGATACAATCAATGCCGGTATAATCGAAGCCTGTCGACAGTACCCGGACATTGAATATCACGCGGATCTCCCCAGCGCGGAAGCGGCGTATCGTGGCGTCGCGTTCCACCTTATCCATTTCGCCGTAAATCGCGGCACTGTCGGGGTATATCTCCGAAAGGCTTATTGCATTTCGCACACTGGGGACAAAGGCCAAGATATGCCGCCGCTCGGGGTGTGCATCAAGGGCCTCGATAATGGATTGCGTTCCGCCGTTTGCCTCGTAGGCTCGCTGTACGCTGTCCTCTGTGTACTCGGACTTGCTGCTGTTGTAGACGAGTAGGCTATCGTCGAACCCAGTCGCTTCGTACCGCAGTGGCGTCCAATATCCGAGCTGCACCATTTCCTGTACCTGCCCGACATGGATTATATCCTTATAAAAGTTGCCTTTCTTGCTCCGGCTCGTCAGCATAACGAGCTTCGAAAATGTGCCTCCCTCCCTATCCCTGTTCGTTTGTAGTTTCACGGGTGTAGCCGTTATTCCAAGGACGTGCGTTATGCCGCTATCCTGCAAGAACCGTCCGAGCATACTATCCGCTTCGCGCGGGTACAGGTGAGCCTCGTCTATCAACATCTTCGTAAAGCCCTGCCGCTTGAATTCAGCCCCGAGGTTCTTTATTGATCCGATAGTGGCGTATGTAACCTCCTGTATCTCTTTGCGGCCGAAACTCGCGCTGTAAATACCCGCATTCGACCATACGCCACATAGGTTGATATACTTTGAGTAGTTTTGTTCGAGCAGTTCCTTTGAGGGTTGCAGTACAATGAGTTTGTCCTGTGTCTCCCGAGCGACGAAAGCCGTTAGAATCGACTTGCCCCAAGCTGTCGGCAGAACTATTAGGCTCGGCTTTGGCTTTGGGGAGCGAAAGAACTCTATCGCTTTCCGTATCGGCTCGGGCTGATTTTCCCTTAATTGTATCATCGTATCAAAAAGAAGCCCCGAGCTGCAGGGGCAACCACGCATAACAGCAGCGTTGGGTAGCCTTTCGGCTGTCCCTCCCATACTCGGAGCTTATTTGTTGTCGTTATCATCTGTTTATTTCGGTTACTGTAAATATAAGCCGATTATAATATAATCACTTTATCTTCTGATAAGTTTTTATGGTATCGGGCAGCGCAGATGCATCAAACGGTAACTTCGCTTTCAAACCTTTGGCGAGGTTCCGAACGAGCCGTTTGGTGTTCACGGAGCGGCTGTCACGCCCCGTGATGGTTTGACACAGGATATCGAGGTATCGCACAATGTCGTCCCGTTGCTTGTTCGATATGGTTATCATAGTCGCTGCACTGTCTGACTGTTGCTACTTCAACAGGAAACGCCGCGTGCCCTGTGTTTGGACTGTGAACTCGGCTGCGAGATCCGGGTGCGCTGCAGTGAAAGCCTTGGCGTCGAACTTGCTGCCGGGCTTCGAGGCTTTCCATGTCGCTATGGTCTGCCCGCCGTAGCTGATACCCTCCGCGTCCCCGAAGCCGAGTTTGATTCGCGCCTCCAACTCCGTTTTCCGTTCTTCGAGGACGGCAATTTCGTCTTTGAGCGCTTTGAGACTGTTGCAGGCCTCGAAAATTTCATAGTTCACCTCGACAATCTTGCCGTCCGTGTGGCGGTTGTACTTCAACAGAATGTCGGCCACATTCGTAGCGTCCGGTTCACGGTTCCCGAGGATGTTATCCGTCCAAAACCGCTCTGCCTCCTCGACGAGCCAGCCGAAGAAATCGGGGACAAATGCGAGGTCTTTGTAGCCGAACTCTCGGCCGGAGCATAGCCACGCGATACTGCCCTGTTCATAGCCGGCCACGCCGAGCTGATACATCACTTGGCAGAACCAATGTTTCGGGAGGTCGTCGGCGTCGATGGTCTTCTGCGTGGTCTTGCATTCGAGTATGCCCTTGTTGGCGTTGTTGTGTGGCAGACCAGCGATCCAATATGTGCGATCGGGACTGACTTGCAGATATGGACGGTCGTTGTCACGGATAAGCCAATCCCCGGCCGAGGACTTGATAATGTCTTGCCCGGTCTCGTCGTGCCAAAACTGCGCAACAGCACCTTCGAGGTAGTGTCCTGCGCGCATGGCAAAATTCTCCTCTTTCGGAGCATCCATACCTTTTTTGCGTCGCCACAACTGATAGGGAGTTTCCCAAGGGTTCAGCCCGACTATTGTCGCTATCTCGCTGCTTCCAATGCCCGATTCACGATGTTTCAGCCATTCGGCCCTATCTTTCGGGCGAATTATTGTGTTACTCATCGTCGTCCTCCTTTCCTGCCTTTACAGAGACCTCGTCGGCACCAACAAAAGCCTCGGATTTCTTGATTCTGTATATTATGTGTTTGAAAGATACATCTTTGATTACATTTGCAAGTTCCTCGTTCGATTTCATCGAATCTGCAAGAGCATCGACCAAGATGCCTCTTTTACCATTTATGACAGTCAAGGTAGAAAGGCAGTAGCCCTCCTGAGTTTCGTTGCATTTTTCAGTAGCGATGCAAAGCACATTGCGCTTTTCACTTTTGTCCGCCCATTCGTAGAGGGCTGATGTTATTTCTTCGAGTTCCATTGTTTGTTGCTGATTTTAATTGATTTAACAATTTGTGAATACCACGTCCGTCACGGATAGTTGCTCCAGTAGCCCAACCGCTGTACGGGAAAAATTTAACAGGCTTGCCGTTGTGGATAAACCTCAATTCGTTTCCGTTGTTATGCTCTGTCACCTCATACCCAAGAGCCGAAATACGCGCTTTTGCGTATGCCGTTCTCTTGGGTTCAAGTTCCAGTTGCCTTTCGATTATATGGCCCATAAGAGTTACTTGCGAATGAGATAGAAGTCAGCCCACAGAGTTGCAAATTGACAGGCGGCATACTTGGCGAGGGCTTCGGTTTTTAAGGCAAGCCGTGATCCGAGGCTCGTGCACGAGAACGTGGTAACGTTGT